GTTACAACCTGTCGGTCCCAATGGAACTGTACGACAAAATCGAACGGTTGACTCGCCTAGTAGCAGGAAACCAGACATTGTGATGTTGCAAAGTGGGCACTGCCAGAGTACGTGCTTGCGGTCATTGCTCAAAGTCGAATACCTCATATGGCGTCATTTCCCCACCAGCCTATACCTGCAAGTGTGCGAGTTCGGCAACCGCTCCGTAATGATCTGGTGCGCCCCGTAGCGCAGCTTTCTGAGGTCTCTCAGTCTGGCTGTGATAGTGCTGTCGGATACCCACCGGCCCGTCAGTTCCTCGATGCGCTGCCGTAGCGTGTAGGGCGTATGCCAGGCGTGATGCTCTCTCAGGAGGCTAAGCACTTCGCCATTGAGTGCAGTCGGGTCTAGCTCGGTATCGTTGCTCATGGCTTCACCACCTTTGAAGGTAGCAACCATGAGATTTGCTGTTTAATCCACAACTGCCGGCTCTTTGAGAGTTTGCGATATTTCCGCATAACTCCATCGAATGTACGAGCTCCGCCGAACATTTGCGCGTACTTCGCCAATATCTGCTTCTTGCGCGGATCATCAACTCTCATATCTCCAGCGCGATTTCCGGTTGGAAGATGGGTAATACTCAGCCATTCCGATTCGAGGTCTGGACGTTCCTCGGTCCAATGTGGGAAAGCCGTCAGACCCCATACTCCATCGATCAAAAAGACAGGCCATCTTTTCATAATCTTCTTGTTACGAAGAGTGATAGTGCAAGTTCCAACCTGCTCAAGATCGCCAATTCTCAGTTTTCTCAATTTCCTCTCCTTTTCTTCTTCAGGTCCAACAGGGCAAACAGCGACATCTGCGGCTCTGCGGTTCCTTCTGGAATTTCCTGCACCCGCACAAACTTCTTCTCTGGGATCGCTTCATCCGCCTGGTACGCTTCCAAGTTTTCGTAAGCCTTGACCTCCACGAAAGTGCATTTGTCCCGGATGTGCTGCCGTAGATAGCTGCTTGCCATGCGAGTTGTTTGGAGGCAATCGGCGCTATGCTGCGGCACTCCCTCGTAGATGTAGCGCGCCTTGTCGTATCGCACAGCCAGGTATCCAGTGCCATCTCCCATCGGAGAGAATCGCATCCCGCGCATGGGATTCTTGACAGGTACCCAGTTTCCGTCCGGCGTTCGTCTTTGATCTGTTACGGGTATCCATCCCATCACGGCACCAATTCTTCAAAGACAATGTTCTGTTGCGTCTTGTATCCCATATCCGCTTCCCTCTTCAACGCCTTCGTCATCCCGGTGTGGTCGAGAAATGCCCAATACAAATGCTGCCAGTCTCCATCGGCCTCTGGCGGAAACTTCTCTTTCGGCGGCTGCTTCGCTTCCCACTTCGCCGCACCCGAGGTAAATGCGCTCTGGGCCTTCTGTGGCGTTCTTACGGGAGGTTTGGTCCACTGGCATACATGAACCGTGTCTCCTGCGTAGAGCCGCCATTTGCCGTCCGTCTGGACCCATCGTAGGCCATCTCTCGAACACCGCTTACACTGGCTCATAGCATCTCGTAGGGTTGCGGGGCAGCTTGCACTGCCCCTGGGTTGAATTATTCGCCGGAGCCGTAGCCGTAGCCGGAGCCGTCGCCGGAGCCGGAGCCGTAGGCGTAGCCGTAGCCGTAGCCGTAGCCGGTGCCGTAGGCGGAGCCGTCGCCGGAGCCGGAGCCGGATCCGTAGCCGGAGCCGTCGCCGGAGCCGGAGCCGTCGCCGGAGCCGGAGCCTTCGCCGGAGCCGGAGCCGTCGCCGTCGCCGGAGCCGTCGCCGTAGCCGTAGCCGGAGCCGTAGCCGTAGCCGTAGCCGGAGCCGTCGCCGGAGCCGGAGCCGTAGCCGTAGCCGTAGCCGGAGCCGTCGCCGGAGCCGTCGCCTATTTTCTCCATACCGGGACACCTTTGATTGAGGTCTCCGCTTTCGGAGTTACATCAAGAATTTCAATGGCTTCGGTGAGCGTGACCGATGGAACGGCTACAGGAAACTTGCATTCTACTGGTTTCGATGTTCCATCCACAGCAAGCTGCGATAGCGATGCAGCACCGGCCCAATACCATAACCGTCGCGCATCTGCGAGTTGCACTTCCTTCCCATCGCGGGAAACGAGCGTACCGGCAAATACTCCGGCGCTATATGTACGAACGATTACGTACTTCTTCTTCGAGACTGGCATTTCAATTCCCTTCTTGGTTGACTACTTCAGTTCGTCTACCGCCTTCGCCACGATGCGCGTCAAGAACTTGCTGTCGTCCAGGTCATGCGCGTCGATGTAGGCGGTGAGTTTGTCCCATGATGCTTGTGGGATATGCACGTACCGGCTTACAAATCCAGGCTTCGTGCGCGTCTTCTTTGCTGCTGTTGCTTCAGGCATTGCTGCTCTCCTAGGTTGTGAATCAGAACGGTTCTAATACTGAATGGTGACGTGAGGGATCAGGCCCTTGTCGATGGCAATGAGCAAGTCCTGAGCGCGGTCCATTGGAATGTCGAGTGCAATAATTGCGCCTAGAGCCTCATTGTCGATCTTGAGCCGATGTGCTTTGTTTTTGGCCCGCGCTTCAGCGGCAATCCTCTCCTCGCGCTGTTCATCTTCAATCCTGAGACGCTCCTTAGCGACCGCCGCGATGCGCTCAATATCGGCCCGCTTTAAGGCTTCTTGTGCCTTCTGTTCGGCTTCGATCTGGTCAGCCTTTGCCTTAGCTTCCGCCGCTTCCGCCCTTTGCTCTGCGGACAACCGTTCGCGCTCTGCTGCCGCTACTGATTCTGCGGCATCCCGCTCGGCACGTTCCTTCGCTGCGCGTTCGATAGCAGCAAGCCGGTCCCGCTCTGCGCGTTCTGCGGCCTCTGCACGGAGTCTGGCGAGTTCGGCTTCGTTGGCCTCGGCTACCTTGCGGCGCTCCAGTTCGGGCTTGAGTACGCGGAGGGATGCGGCAATGGCGCTCTCGGCTCCCACCTTGTACTCCTGCATGGTGGACAGGTCGAAGGACTCCAGTTCGGCAATCGCCGCCGTCAAGGTTGGAATGTCGGGGTGATAGGTCTGCGCGAACCCCGCAAGCCTCGCCACAATACTGGCCAGGTTTGCCTTCCGCGTCTCTTCTTCCTGCTCCCACGCGGTCAACGGTTGGAGCACTTCATCTTCGATTCCGCCCACGATCCGAACCAAGCGCCTCTTCTCTTCATCAATAGCCGCGATCTTCCGCTTGGTCGCGCCAGTCAGTTCCTTCGCCCGCGCTTCAATGCCGGTGCGGAGCTTCTGGAGTGGCCGCGCAAAACGCTTGAGTTCCGTGCGGGCCTTCTCGGTGGAGATGTCGTACTTCTTCGCTTCGGTGAGGTACCAGTCCCGACCTGCTGCAAGCTGTGCATCGGTCACGGCTCCGGGAGTAAAGAGCAGGTCATCGGCCATCGTGTCGATGATGGAGAGCGACGTGCTGGGGCTAATCGTTCCATTCGCTGCATCCCCATCCAAGTCCAAAGATGGCTGCGGATTCTCCTTCTTCTTCGAAGTCCCGCTCGCCTCTATCGTCACGCTTGCGGCGGCGGGTTCAGTAGGGCGCTCTGCTTCCACCTTAACGAACGGGTACAGGTCCGCATACGCCTTGATGATTTTTCCAAAGAACGTCCCGATGGAATTGTTGTAAACGGGATTATCTTTCGCCGCAAGAAGCTGTGCGTACAGTTCCGGCGTTACGTTGGCGTAGCGGTACTCGCTCCCCGGTAGCCCTGATGCCTGCTGCTTCTTGTTGGGCGGAAACTTGATTCCAAGCGGATACTCTGCTCCACTCTCATAGCCGATCTCGCTGATTTGCGAGGAATCGACTGCCTGCCACTGCATCCCTTCTTCTTCCGAAAGGTCTACTGCTGAAAACTCCGTCATTACGCTTCCCCTTCCACGACCGGCTTACCCTCGAAGTACGCTTGTCCGTCAACAAAGCACACGTCGATGATGTTGATGAAGTGCTGATTGTTCTTGTCCGCTTCCCTGATTGTGAAGTTGCACTCAAGACCCACGCTTTCCTTGAGCAAGTCCCAATACTTCGTGTCGAAGCATGAGGCGAAGCTGACGCCGTTGTGGGTTCCAAGGAAGGTAACCACGACATAGCCCTTACGTGCTGTCTGTCCTTCAGAAGCCGGTTTTGCCTCGATAGTCTGGACGCCCTTAATAACTGCGGTCAGGCCGTTCGGAGGAATGAATTTGCATTGCCCGGCCTGGGGCTGTGCTTGCTCCTGTGGGGCTGATGCACGTTGGTTGGCCTGTTGGCTTGACTGCTGTGTGCTGGTTGCTCTGGCGGGTTGGTGCAATGTTGCACCTTGGCGAGTCTGCCGGGATGGCAAGTCGCCTTTCTCGCCGGTAGAGTCGATCATCTCTTCCGAGTCTGCTATGCCTACGATGGCCTTGTATCCGTACTTCTGCCCATAGGTCTGAGAGCCGCCGATGGTCTGCTGATTGAATACCGGCGTTCCACCCTTGCCGAGCGCCAACTCTCCCGGCAATTCGATCTCGTTTTGCATCCACTCGCCCGAATCCCAATGAACAAGTCTGGTGTAAACCGTGACCGTCTTCCTGTCCAGATCGACCACTGGAAACTGAGAAACGGTGAGATGGTACTTGGTGAGGGAGGGACGAACGGCGGCGACGATTTCCACAAGGGGAGTGTACTTGTAGTCGGCAAACTCGTTCTTCACGTTCTTCTCGGCCGGCAAGAATTCCACCTGTGCCTCGCCGAGGGCCTTATTGAGATTCTTCAACGCATAGTCGGATGCGATTGTTCCTTCCGCAAGCGTCACATAGCCGATAGATTGAATCGGCGTGCCTACAACGGCTTCTTCTTCATTCATGGCGTCTCCCATTAGGCAGTGACCCATCCCGGAGCAACATCCGCGAGGCTCGCGGTTACCAACTCCGCAAACTCCGGCTTGAGAACCACTACCACCTTGTTGTTCACGATTGTAAGGTCACACACGTAAGACTTTTCGATGACGTGCTTCACGGTGATCTCGCCGAATGTCTGCGTCAGGTAAACGATTTCGTGCCTCGGACAGAGGTCGAATTTCGCGCTGGAATCGGCCAGCATAATGCCCTTGGCCTGCTCCGCCGTTTCTCCGTAAGTGTCGATGCATGCGTTCTGTTGGAGAGTGGGATGCTCCTCACACCAATCTGCGTATGCTCGTAATGATTCTGCAAGTGTCATGGTCACTACTCCTCCTGCTTCTTCGCTTCCCGTTTAGCTTTCCGAAACGCCCGCCAGCGCCTACGCTGAGCCTTGGCGATCCTCTCGCGCCCCTTGTCTGTCAGAGCGTAAATCCGCTTTGGTGTTGCCTTTTTCGTTCCCATGTGTTGAAGTTACTCCGCTGTAAGATTCCTGTCAAGGGTAAGATGCAAGTAAGTTGTGGATAACTTCATTTTTCTTTGAATGCCCAATGAGCGAGTTTGGGAATGAGCGCATACCACTCTTCCGGCGTTCGTTGCGATGGATTGTCGTAAGGGCTGTTGTATACAGGCATAGTTGCGCCCCACTTGCGACCTCGCCGAACGATCTCTTTGCAGGTCACAGGCCGTTCAGTGATCGCCTTGCGCCATCCTTTCGGTGGCGGGAAGGGCACGCCCATCTTGGCAAGTGACTGGCGGCTAAATCCACCGCGTGCTGTCATGGCCGCTTCGACTTGCTCAGGGGAGAAAAACCGCTTTGGAGTCCACATCATTTTGTCTCCTTTTGGATACATCTCCCCCTAGTGGGGCGTATTTTCTTGCGTGGCGAGTAACTCTTCGAATCCAGACTCGCACCAAACCCAAATCCATTTCTTTCTTCCTTTCTGACACACTTGCGGCTGCCCCGTAGGGACCAGTAGCCCCTGCATCGGTAGAGTGAAACCTGAAAGCCAATCAGCAAGGTTCTATGGGTTCTTTCAGTGTCCCTTTTCGTGACCGGACGCCAGCCGCCAACGCTACCCGGAAAGCCCGCCTCTCAGCGGGGGAACCCTTACCCGCTGATTTGCCCTTCCCCGTGGTCTCGGCGGCGCGGCGACAAGGCCATCATCGGCACCAAGATTGCTTTTGCAGGGCGTAAACTTCCAAATTTGTTTGTTGGGCACTTGACAGACTCGCTGCATCCTATTCGCGTATGCCCACCAGCCGGACGGCAGTCCACAACTGGAGCGGCCCAGGCGGAGGAAAGCGGAAGCCTTGACGTGGTGCAACGAATTGTCACGGTTTTTTGCACTCAAGACACCTGTGGCAATTGCAAATATAGCACAGAGGTGAGATACTATCAATGCGTTCGATACCTGTGGCGGGTTGAAGCGCGGTTCCTTTTCGAAAGCAGACTGGCCCTTTCCTCCCGGATTGGGCCTTTCTGTTTTACCGGCCGGCTACTCCGCTTTCGGGTTGATGATGCGTTCCACATCTTCCTGGTTTATCCGCAAGAACTTCAAGCCCAGCCGATGCGCCTTGAGATGGCCGGTGAGAATCCAGCGGCGGATGGTCGTGGGGGTGAAGCCGGTGATCCTAGCCACTTCCGTGATGCTGTACTCGTCTTTGATGGGGATACCGTTTTTCATATTTCCTCGTATGTAACAGGTGCAATGCTTTGCACCTTGCTAGAAGCAGTTGGTTAAATCGTCCATGCCCGTTTCCCTGTCGAACCCCATATCAGGGCCGTGTAGGGGCAAAAGCGGGGCAGCCCGGCTACCTGTCGAAGCACCCGGCCTCGTACATACACGAGAGGATAGCGGCGGCGATCACGATCAGTTGCAATGCGATGGCCCACCAGCGGTCGTACCAGGGCGGGGCCCGGATGCTGACGTTTGGCCCATCGCATACGTTACTGTTTGGGTACTCGTGGATACATTGGCCGTTGCGGAGGGTCATCGGGAGCCTTCTATCTGGCGGATAACTTCCCGCGTGTGATTCCATGCTTTCGTCATGGTTGGATGCTCTATAGGGTGCGGCACGGCAGAATCAAGCATCATGTTCAGCGCCTCTAATAGCGCATCTTCCCTGGCACGGACCCCCGCATAGAGGACATAATCTCCGTTCTCGCAAAGAGCTAATGGACGCCCCACGCTTTCATCGGAGTATCGACCATCATACCGAGTGAGTTTTGAGATTTTCACAGCACACCTTTCTTTCCCCGACACCGGCTGGAGCCCTCGAATGGATATGGGATTAGCGTCCTGAGGATGTCAGCCTTCGAGCGCTGATACGAGGCCCACGCCTCCGTCTTCGCGCGCCGGTAGGAGGCCATCGCCGGAACCTTCACCCGCTGGTACTCGTCGTCCGACTCCACGGTCGTCACTCGCAGGTACTCGGCCAACGCCGAATCTGTCACTCGCAGGTACTCGTCGGCCCGCGCCACAGTCGCCACTCGCAGGTACTCGGCCCGTGCCGCATCCGTCCATTTGTATCCGGAGTGGGAGAGTAGCCATATTAGCCAATCGCCACGTTTGCAAGACTCCCAAGTGTCGCGTAGAGTCTTGCCATGCTGCCACCTCAGCGCCTCGCAGCAGGCGTCTTTAATGTGGAGCCATCTTGCAAAATCCTTGGGGTCATTCGGTGGAAACTTCATCTCAGTCTCTCCAGTCAATTTGTGCGACGCTGGCCCGCCATGCGGCCATCTTTAAGTTTTTGAGGGGCGTGCGGTGATAGCTCCGGCGATATGCGGCGGCCCGGGCTGTATTCAGCGCCAAACATCCGAGCACGTACCAGAGCAATACTAGGATGATAGTGACGGCGGCTACCACGGGAGTCCTGCTTCCCGCGCAAAATGCGCCACGGCCCAGATGAGCGCCAGGAAGCCAATCAGGACCACGCTGGAGGTAATCAGCACCCGCTTTGCGCGGTCTAGGATGGGCAACTGCTGAGCCTTGAGCGCCGCCAGCTCCAGGCCGCGCTTGCGCACATAGTCCATGTCCATGCGCAGGCCGTCGAGCTGCGGGTCGTGCCAGGCACAATGCTCATCGTACCCAGCGGCGTTGCACTCATCTTCGATTGCCGCTGTTTCCGCAGCGATGGCTTTCACGAGGTCTGCGCGGGCTTGCGCGGCCTCAGACAATTCCAGCAACTCCGCTGGGCCGATGGTGAGCACTGGTGGTGTGGGATATTCGGCTTTGCCTTCTTCCCAGGCTTTCCTAGCGGCCAAGTAGTCGGCAAATGCAAGGGCCTGTATGCGTGTACGTGTCATTGGATTTCCTTTCAGGTGCAAAGCATTGCACCATTTTCTGACGAGCCGTTAAAGTTTCCGTGCCCAATTCCCTACCCTGAGAGCTACGGAGGGCGTGGAAGGGCTAATTGCTCCACTGCTGGGCCATAGCGTTGGCAATGCCTTGATATGTCACGGCACGTAGAGCGGCCCGTTCCGGAGATGGCGGCAATTTGTTCTGGCCGCTGTCGGTTTGGTTAGCCCACCGCTCCTTACCGTTCACGATGCGACCTGCAACGCGGTAAGTAGGGAGCAATTGAGGTAATCCATTGAGCCATAAGCACGTTGCCTTGCTGGCATCATCGCCAAAATTGTACGGTTGAATGATCTGGTCCGGCTCACGATAGCGGCGGCTCATTGTGCCGATGGGATTCTCGATGGCCCATTTACAGCAAAGATGAGCGAAGATCATGAAAAAACGTGCAGCCTCTTCGGTAAGTTTCGCTCGTTCTGGTCTGCGCCCATTCCAATGGAGACCTGACACGGACAAATAAGTGCAAGGCGGATGGGCGATAACCAAGTCCCAAGCGTCGCACAGAAACGGCAGAACGTCTCCTTGAAGATGAAACGGGGAGCCGTCCGAGCATGGCTTTAAGTCGCAAGACCACGCATCGTGCCCGCGTAGGCGGAAAGCTTCACGAGCCACTCCAGAACATTCGCAAGCAACTAAAACGCGCATCGGTCGTATCTCCTTGAATCAAAGTGCGCTGTACTACAGGGTGAGTGCCTGGATTTCCTCTTTATTAGCGCGATATTGCACTAAACCTCAGGTCGCAGGTAGCTGATGAAAATCTCCTTCTGCTTTTCCCGCGCAGCAGCCCGCGCAGCAGCCCGCGCAGCATCCCACGCAGCATCCCACGCAGCATCCCGCGCAGCAACCCGCGCAGCAGCCCACGCAGCATCCCGCGCAGCAGCCCTCGCAGCATCCCTCGCAGCTTCCCGCGCAGCAGCCCACGCAGCATCCCGCGCAGCAGCCCACGCAGCATCCCCCGCAGCATCCCACGCAGCATCCCGCGCAGCAGCCCCCGCAGCAGCCCGCGCAGCATCCCACGCAGCATCCCACGCAGCATCA